AGTTGACGCCGAGCAACTGAAGAAGGTCCAGCGATGAAGATAACCCAACGTACAGGACAGGTTCTCAAGAACTTCTCCACGATCAACCCCACATTGTCTGTAACTAAGGGTAACACGATCCGTACGGTATCACAGAACAAGACTGTACTTGCACAAGCAATGGTACAGGAGGAGTTTCCTAGAGACTTTGCTATATACGACCTCAGCGAGTTTCTGGGTGTGGTTAGTCTGTTTGATGAACCTGACTTCAACTTCGATACCTACTATGTGTCTATTAGTGACGACAACAATGCTAGTAGTCAGTACTTCTACGCTGACCGGTCCATGGTTACCATACCACCAGACAAGGCCATGTCATTACCAGATGAGCCTATTAAGTTCTTACTTGGGGACAAAGTTCTCAAGCACCTACTACAAGCTGCTTCTGTAATGGGTCTACCTGAGTTAATTATTAGTGGTGACGGGGAAACTATCAAGGTACTTGCTACTAATACTAAGAACACGACGGCTCATCAATTCTCGTACGAGGTTGGTAAAACCAGCGAGCAGTTTAAGGTCGTATTCAAAGTAGATAATCTAAAGCTGATTGCTGGCACATATGATGTGACCATCTCAACTCAGAGACTTGCTCAGTTTACATTAACAGATGGATCACTTGCATACTGGATTGCTATGGAAGGCACATCTTACTTTGGAGAACAACAATAGTGGCTAAGAAGGTAGGTGGTAATATTAACGGAGCTTCTCTCGCGCAACTGGGCACCATTAAAGGTACGTCAATCGGAAATGGTAAGTTAAAGACTAGCTCAATGAATAAGAGTACCGCAAGAAGTTTCAAGAAGTATCGAGGACAGGGACGGTAACGTCCCCATCTCAATTCTATATTATTATGAGTGCATGTGATGTCAAAAGACTTCCTTTGGTGTGAAAAATTCAGGCCTAAGACTATTAGTGAAACAATTCTTCCTGATGATCTTAAACAGACCTTTCAGCAGTTTGTCGATCAGGAGAACATACCCAACCTTCTTCTAACAGGAGGCCCTGGTATTGGTAAGACTACCGTTGCTCGTGCTATGTGTGAGCAGCTTAACGTCGACTATATTGTAATTAACGGATCGATGAATGGTAACATCGACACACTACGAACTGAGATAAAGGACTTTGCTTCTACTATCTCATTCACGGGTGGCCGTAAGTACGTTATATTAGATGAGGCCGACTACCTCAATCCCCAATCCACACAACCAGCTCTTCGTAACTTCATGGAGGAGTTTAGTAAGAACTGTGGATTCATCTTAACGTGTAACTTCAAGAACCGCATTATCGACCCGCTTCACTCTCGTTGTAGCGTGGTTGAGTTTAAGATTGGTAGCAAAGACAAAGCCAGCATGGCTAGCCAGATGTATAAGCGTGTAAAAACGATTCTAAGCGACGAAAGCGTAACATATGATCAGAAGGCGCTAGCTGAGCTTATCACGCTGTACTTCCCGGATTTCAGGCGTATAATCAATGAGCTACAACGCTATGGAGCTACTGGAAGTATCGATGCTGGTATACTTGCTCATCACAGCAGTAACATCAAGGAGTTAGTTCAAGCTCTCAAGCAAAAGAAGTTTACTGAGATGCGTAAGTGGATTGCTAATCACAAGGACGTTGATACTGCTCAGCTGTATCGTCAACTGTACGACAGTGCTACCGAGTATGTCGAACCTCAAAGTATACCGCAGCTCGTTGTTACGCTAGCCGACTACCAATACAAGGCTGCGTTTGTCGCTGATCATGAGATTAACAACGTAGCTTGTATGACTGCTCTGATGGTCGAGGTAGACTGGCTGTGAATCCGTTTGACTACCTCAATGCAATAAACTATACCAAGGAAGATGTTATCAGAGACAGCGATAACCCTGAGCTTGCTGAGAAACTATACTCACCGTATCTTGTTAACAAAGGACTGTCGTATTTTATAGATACAATCTATGCTGTCAACGAGGTTAACCGTTACCACCAAATAGACCACCTTATGCAATTTGACTTTCTTATAAATATTGTAAGAAAAACCAAGCGGTATAGCAAGTGGTATAAGCCGCAACCAGATGACGATGTTGACGCTGTTATGAAATATTATGACTACAGCCGGGACAATGCTCGTCTGGTTGTAGGCCTACTTACTAAGGACCAGCTTAGAACAATAACTAAGAGTCAAAGTAAGGGTGGTATCAATGACAATAACAATCGATCAGATGATTGAAGTGACTTTGGATCAACAAGACGATTTCTTAAAGGTACGGGAAACTCTCACTCGCATCGGAATCGCATCACGCAAAGATCAAACTCTATATCAATCCTGCCATGTGTTGCACAAGCAGGGTAGGTACTATATCGTGCACTTCAAAGAGCTATTTGCGCTTGATGGCAAACCGGTTAACTTTGATCAAGCAGATGTAGCTCGACGCAACACAATAGCAAATCTTCTAAGTGATTGGGGACTGATTAAGTTGGTAGATGCCGATAAATCAGTCGACCCAGTTGCCCCTATGTCTCAAATTAAAATTATACCTCATAAGGACAAAAGTGAATGGACACTAGAAGCGAAGTACACGATAGGTCGAAAGAAGTAGTCATCAACGAGTGGTTGAGTGAAACCACAGACACCGTTATGAAATATGTAGTGGTCGAAAAGATTGATGGCACACCTAGTCGAACACAGCTATGTGCGACCATTGAAGAAGCATCTCAACTGCAACGTCAATGGCAGCTATGACTCATGAAGAGATAGTATCGGGTCTACTTGAGATGTTTCCTCAGTGTCCTGATCCACTTCATCAACCACGTTTGTTTCAGTACTACTTGAAGCTATACTTGTACTACACTAACACGTACCCACAATAATTATTAACAGCTCGAGGGCGAGGGCATGGCCAAGAAGACTTCTGATATTGATTGGGGAGATATCATTGGATTTTTGAAGGCAATAGTTTATTTTGGATTGATGGCAGGATTTGCTATGACAATTGCCTACGGAGTAACNTTTGTAATCGAGCCATCTGATCCAGGATTCGTAGTAGGTGANNATTCATCCAAAAAATNAATATTGATTATTGATCAAATTACAGAATATTGCCGACGTGTTTTCACGTGGCGCATTATAAATATTACGCTGATGCGGATACTCCGGTCAGTAGACAACAACCTTGCTTTTAACTAAGGAGGCACCACAATGGTAGCAACTAAAGCATTTTCTTTTCCACGTTCACACTTCATCGGATTTGACCACGTATGGTCGGAGATAGAGCGTCTGTCTAATATGGCAGACAATAAGCTGTATCCTCCTCACAACGTAGTCAAGAAAGACGAGACACATTTTTCCATCGAACTAGCTCTTGCTGGATANAACAAAGATCAGATTAGCGTAGAAGTAAAAGACGGTATTCTGGTCGTTGACGGTGGNAAGGATGGAGACCTTGATCGTGAGTATCTCCACCGCGGCATCTCTGCAAAGAAGTTCACCCGCACCTTTAGACTATCGGAGCATGTTGTCGTTGATGGAGCTGACTTCATTGACGGCTTACTCGTCATTGACCTGAGAGTAGAAGTCCCCGAAGAAAAGCGTCCCCGTTCTATTCCAATTGGTAATCAATTGCTGACGGAGGCAAAATGAAAACTACTAAAGTATGGCGAAGCTTCAATACCTATGGTATTGTAGCATTAACTGTAGTATTTGGTTCAACGTACCTATATGCTATATCATCGCTAGTTTAAACCCACACGGCCCGAAAGGGCCGTACCTTTGAGATTATATTATGTCAGTTAAAATTGTAAGAATGTTATCCGGTGAAGATGTACTATGTGTTTGTGAAGACAAAGACCACTTCTTCGAAATCAAAGACAGCGTTGTTGTTGTCCCCACTCAAAACCAGTCTGTACAGTTCGTACCATATAGCGCGTTCACTACTAAAGATCCTTTGATGATTAACAAGGATATGGTGGTGTTCATTGGCGAACCTGACAGCAGTCTAGTTAACCAACACAAGAAAATGTTTGGTGGCATTATTACTCCTGATTCGCAAATCATCTCTTGATCTTTAGCGAAACAGTGAGTATAATGCACGCATGAGCAAATCTTTTTATACCAATGTAACAACTTACGGTAACTACATCTACTTTCGGGGGCATGCAAATGGTAAGCGTGTCCAGAAAAGATTCAAGTACCAACCCACCTTATATGTTCACAGTCCAAAGGAAACTGAGTTCAAATCACTCAGTGGTTCATACTTGGGCGAGCTGGACTTCGATACCATGGGTGATGCCCGAGACTTCTTGAAACGTCACAAAGACGTAGACAACTTTGACATCCATGGTAACACTAACTTCATTCAGCAGTTCATTAGTGATGCTTTTCGTAAGGTGATCGAATTCGATCGTAACTCTATCAACGTTACCACAATCGATATCGAGGTCCAATCCGATCAAGGATTCCCCAGGCCCGAGCAAGCTAACCACCCCGTAACTGCAATCACCATTAAGAACAATATCGACAACATCTATTATGTTTGGGGTATGGGTGATTGGGATCCAGAAAAGTCTATTGTCGATCATGTCGAGGTTAGTTACACTAAGTGTATTAGTGAAGCCGACCTATTACACAAGTTCATGGATCAATGGGCTGCTAATTATCCGGACGTAGTGACTGGGTGGAACAGCAGGATGTTCGATATTGTATATCTGGTTAACCGGATCACGAAGATACTTGGCGATGGACATGCCAACAAGCTGTCTCCGTGGAACCATCAGATGCGCAATCCTATTCGACAGCGGACTCTGAGGTTTGTACAGAACGAGGTTGAAGTATATGAGATCAGTGGCATTGAGCAACTAGACTACCTTGATCTGTTTAAGAAGTTTGCCTACAGCTACGGTACTCAAGAATCATATAAACTAGATCATATCGCTCATGTAGTATTAGGTGAGAATAAGATTGACTACAGTGAGTATGGATCTCTTACTGGATTGTATCTTAACGACTATCAAAAGTTTATTGACTATAATATTAAGGACGTTGAAATTGTAGACCGCCTCGAGCATAAGATGGGTCTCGCCACACTGTGTATGACGATTGCCTATAAGGGTAAGGTCAACTACGCTGATGCATTTGGTTCGGTAGCAGTGTGGGACGCTTTGATCTTTAACGACCTACGCAACCGTGGTATTATTTGTCCTCCTAAGAAATCACAAACCAAGGAGAGAAAGATTGAAGGGGCTCACGTTAAGGATCCCCAGGTTGGTATGCACGACTGGGTCGTTTCATTTGACTTGAATAGTCTATACCCACACATCATCATGCAATACAACATGTCGCCCGAGACTGTAGTTGACAAATCTCATACGTTTGATCTGTCAAAGGGTGACGGTACCAATGGTAGCTATAGCTCTTCTGTTGACTACCTACTCGATCAAAACCCTGTAGATGTATCACCCGATCATAGTATGGCAGGTACAGGTCAGTTCTTTAATCGTACTGAACGAGGGATGTTCCCAGAGCTTGTCAGTAACCTGTACGATGAGCGTAAAGGGTACAAGAAGCAAATGCTCAAGATCGAGCAGAGGATACAGGACGAGGGATCATCATATGAGCTCGAGAGGGAGGTTACTACTCTCGACAATAAGCAGATGGCTATTAAGATTCTAATGAACAGCCTTTATGGTGCAATGTCTAACGAGTACTTCAGATACTATGATATTCGTATTGCAGAAGGGATTACTGTTAGCGGCCAGCTGACTATTAAGTGGGCTGAGAAGCATCTCAACCAATACATGAATAAAGTACTTGGTACTGACAATCATGATTATGTAATTGCTATTGATACTGATTCGCTGTACATTAACATGGGTGGCTTAGTAGATAAAGTCAAACCTAAGGATCCAGTCAAGTTTCTTGACAAGGTTGCAGAAGAGAAGATAGTACCTCTACTTAACAAAGCATATGACAACTTGAAGGATTACATGAATGCCTACGACCAGAAGATGGTCATGGCTCGAGAAGTAATCGCATCGAAGGGTGTGTGGACTGGCAAGAAGCATTATGTTCTCAATGTGTACAACAGTGAAGGTGTACAGTACAAGGAACCTAAGCTCAAGATGATGGGCATTGAGGCTGTTAGGTCTTCGACTCCAGCTGTATGTCGTTCCATGTTCAAAGATACTCTAAAGGTTATCCTAGAAGGCAACGAAAGCCAGGTACAGGATTATATCAGAGGCTTACGCGAGCAGTTCCTACATACACCCATTGAGGACATATCATTTCCTCGATCTGTAAACAGACTTGATTTCTATCGAGATAGCTCATCTCTATTCAAAAAGGGCACACCTATACAGGTCCGTGCAGCGCTGACCTACAACCATTACGTAGACCAGCATGGACTGACTAATAAATATGAGAAGATCCATTCTGGTGAGAAGATTAAGTTCTGCTACCTAAAACAACCTAACCGAGTACAGAGTAATGTCATTGCATTCCCATCTATCCTTCCTACAGAATTTGATATTCATCCTCATGTTGATTATGATACCCAGTTTGAGAAAGCGTTCGTTGAACCAGTTAAGAGCATATTGGATGCTATAGGGTGGGATGTAGAACCTAGGGCCACGTTGGAGGCGTTTTTTTAATGAGTACTAATAATTCTATAGGTTTTGATTTTGGATTTAGTCTTGTCGACGAACAAGAACTTGAAGCAGTACAGACAGCACACGAGCAGATACAGACAAGCACAGCTTCCGCAGAGGAGCTAGAAAGCCGACTGACCCAACTGTATGATGCGTTTCAACCTCTGATGAATAATCTCAAGCAGAGCGCTGATAAGGATTACATATACTGGCCAAATAGGATACAAAAGATAGAGCAGTT